CCCGAACGGCGACCTGTTCTTGATCGCGTCCGGTTGTTCTGTCGAGATCAGCAATCCGTCCTCGAAGCATATCTGCGTGGGGAAGATCCTTTCGATGCTCATTTACATTGCTTCCGTCTGGCCTGGGTTGATCCAGCCGCCGAAGACGTCAGCCGTGTCCCCGTCGCTGACTGCGTCGCTCGGCCTGTTGATTACTGGTTTATTGGCGGTATCCGACCCAGTATTGCCGTGGTCCTCCCCCCCGGGTGGTGGGGGTGGCACGTAATATGTTGAGCCAACACCGTACGACGCCTCCCGGTAGAAGAACTCGATCTCGTGCCCCGGCTCCGGGGCGAGGACGGCTCCCCGGTACGACGCCTCCCGACCCCTGAGCACGCAGTCGGCCATCGAGCCGTCGCAGCTCTTGTAGGTGCCGGTCGTCCCGCCGCACAGGGCGTTGCCGTAGGTCAGGCCACACCCGCGGCCGATGACCTCAAGTCCGGCCCTCGGATACGTCCCGGTGGCGCCAGAGAGGATAAATTCAAACTCCGCTACGCGCTCCGACTTCGTGCATTGCTTGATCGTCCACGCGTGGGAGTAGACCTCGTTCCATCCGGAGCCGTCGTCTGCCCACACGAGGAAGTGCCACCACATCAGTCCACCGGAAAAGCGGGACGCGTAGTGGAGGCGTTCGAGGGCTTCCGGATCTTCCGGGTGGTCGGCGATTGCGATCCTCGCCGAGGTGTCACCGGTCGCAATGTTGAGTTTCGGCAGCGACATACCCCTCGGGGTGAACCACTCCGAGGATATTTCGACGCTCCTGTCCCCGGTGCAATATCGGAGTGTGCCGGACGAGTGTTCTATCGAGACCGCGAAGAGTCCGCGACCCGCGTTCTCCCTCAGCAACTCCCGGATCTCGTGTGTTAGGTACATCAATACACCGCCGATCCGGCACTCGGAACCCTCGGGGGTGTCCTCGGGGTCGGCCCCCCCGGGATGTTAACCACGACCGGCCGACCGCCCTGCGTCACGAGTTGGCGGAGGAGGCTGGAGTGCTCGGAGAGGAGTGACGTCTGCCGCATCGACTCGGACAGGACCATCAACCTGATGTCCGAGTCGACCAGGACGTCGCTTTTGGGTATGCCGTACACGTCCGGCTCGCCGTTGATGGCACCGGCCTCCAGCCCGTAGTACTCGTCGTCGCCTTCCACATCCCCGACCTTGCCCCTCTTCCCGCCCGGCGGGACCCCGGGGTCCTCCCAATTCGAGTCGTCCCCAGATCCGTTGTTCCCGGTGAACGTCTCGGTGAACCACGCGCCGAAATTCGCGATGATGTCCTGTAGGTCGACGAACTCCTCGCCGAGGTCGAGGGCTGCCTGCCTAACTGCGTCGTACTGCTCCTCGACCTGCTCCTCGATCAGGTCGAGGCGCTGCTGTGCCGTATCCCCGGCACGGGTCAGGAACCCGAGTGCTATCTCGTCGATCCCCATCCCACCGAGTGTGTCGATGTCGAGACCACGCAGCATCCCGAGGTACTTGTTGATGTCGGACGTGATGCCCATGACGTCCTCGGTCGTCGTGGCGTGCCGAAGGTCGTCCATCAAATCGCGGATCATATTCTTGATGTAGTACCCGCGTTCAACATCGGACCCCATCGCATCGAGTTCGATGTCCTCCCTCATTCCCCCAAACATCGAATCGATCGACCCCCTGGCGTTCTCGATCTGGCCGAGCATCTGCAGGGTCGCCTGCTCGAACTGGCCAAACGCCCCGGCGAGGTTCTGAACCTCACGAGCCCTCTCGGACAGCGTCATGTGCTCGAACCCGAAGGACATCATGTCGAAGCTGTCGACCAACTCGGACGCCCCCTGGTTGAACGTGTCCATCGACGACATATCGAGCATATCGGAGATGCCCTGGAACGTCGAGCCCTCGATTCCCTTGAGGCCGACCAGTGCTCCGATGACGGCCTCGATCGCCTCGATCTGCTGGTCGCCGGTGTACATGCCGACCTCGCGGAACAGCGCCTCCGTGAACGCGGCGTCGACCCCGAGGTCAGCGAATCCGGCTTCGAGCATCCCCCCGAACGCCTCCCTCATCGCGTCCGGAATGCCCACCGTGGAGATGTACGTCATCGCGTCGTTGAGCGACATCTCTACCTCGTCGAAGACGATAGTCGGGAACTCGAACCCCTCCCACAGCGTCGGGTCGTTGAATTGCTTAACGAGGTCGCGCCACGAGGTAAGGAACGTCCGATAGACCTCGTGAATCTGCCTGTTGGCCGACTGGGTCGCCCCGCTGATTCCGGCCGCGCCGTACCCCTGGTGGTACGCGTAGACCGAGCCGCCGAACCCGCCGACGCCGGTGTCAATCGCCGTGGTCGGTTCGTCCGGGGCACCGCTGCCGAAATACCCTATCAATCCTCCGACGACCGCGCCGATCGCGGTCCCGATCCCCGGGAGGATGGCGGTCCCGAGGGAAGCGCCGGAGATCGCCCCCTGGAGGGCTGCAGCTCCCTGGTCCTCCATCTGCGTGGCTTGGTAAATGCCATACGCTCCACCAGCACCCATCATCGCCCGGCTGCCTACGGACATGCCACCCTCGCGCTGCCCGGTGTCCGGGTTCATGACGCCGCGCACGCTGTCGAGGTACGCGTCCCACCCGCCCATCGCGCCGCCGGTCATCTCGTCCATGAAGGCGTTGATCATGGCGTGGGCGGAGTTGGCTCCGATCTCCCCGAAGAGGTCGCCGAAGGCATCCCCCAGTCCGGTGAATGCCCCGGAGGCGAGGTCGTCCACGAGGCTGTGCATGGCCCCGAGGAGGCTGCCGGTGATCGACGTGCTGAGGGCGGCGGTCCACGCCGCCGCGTCCTTGACGTCCTTCTTGTACTGCAACCACGCCTTCGCGGCCGCGTTGGCTTCTGGAGTAATGGCAACTATTGCGAGGTATCCGGCGTTGACGGCCGCCGTGAGGTCAACCTGCTCCGCCGTCGTGTCCTTGAATTTCTGAGCACCTGCCTCGATCTCGTCGAGATATACCTCGGCGATGGCCTCGGAGTCCGTCATCGCGGCCAGGATGTCTCGCTCGGCTGCGATCGCGGCCAACTGCGCGTCGTTCAGCTCCCAAACGTTATCGGACAACGTGACCGTGTCCTCGGCGTAGTCGTACGCTCCGGTCTCTGCGAGGTTGAACTTCCCGGCCAGGGTCCCGGTGTTCGTCGCAGCCGTAGCCGCATTTGCGCCGAGGGTCCCCGTATTGGTCGCGGCCGTGGCGACGTCGCTTGCCATCGTCCCGGCGTTCGTCGCAGCCGTACCGGCGGCCTCCCCGAGGTCCCCCGTGTTGGTCGCGGCCGTGGCCGCCGCTGTCCCGAGGTCTCCGGTGTTCACAGCGGCCGTGCCGGCGGCTGTCCCTAGTGTTCCCGTGTTGGTCGCGGCCGTGGCCGCCGCGTCCGTCAAGTCGCCAGAGTTCACGGCCGCGGCCCCGGTGTCCTTCGCCAGCTGGGCGATCGCGGCTGCGTACGCCGTGATGTTCGCTTCCTCGGTGGTCCTCAGGGCGGCAAGGTCCTCCTCGTGTTTCTTGATTGCCTCCAGCTCGTCCTTGAGGTCCTTACTCGCGTCAGTCACGTCCTCCGTGAGATCGGGAGCTGCCGTCATCGCAGCGTTCATTAGGTCGGTGGCAACGGCCACCTCCCCCACCTCGTCGCCGAGTTCGGTTACCGGCACGACGTCGATGTCGTCGATGCCGTCGATGAACGAGAGGAACTGGCCGAACGCCCCCTTGCCGTCGAATGCGGCTTTCCCCGCCTTGGCGATTCCTTTTCCAATGGCATCAATACCCGTTGACATATTTTTGAATTTCGTCTTCGCCATCTTCGAGAAGAACAAAATCAGGTCGTTGAGGATTGGCATTGCATCCTCGATGAGCCCAGCCGTCTCGGTCACTGCCTCGAAGAACGCACCCATCGCCTCGCCAAAAGCCTGTAACGCCTCCGGATCCAGCTCGGCCAAGACGTCTATCATCGCCGCCAGGGCGTCAGTTGCTCCGTCGAGGGCACCAGCCTTGGAGATCTCGTTCAACGTCGCGCTGATTGCATCCTGCAAGTTGGACCACTTGCCCTCGAAGGTGTCCATCAGGGCGTTGGACGCGCCGCTAGTCATCTCGCCCATCTTCTCGATGAGCAACTCGATCTCCTCACGACCAAGCTCACCAGCCGAGCGCATGTCGAGCAGTTTGCTTTCGGTGACGCCGAGCGCGTCCGACAGGTAGGTCGATACCGGAACGCCCTTCTCCATAAGGGAGTTCCACTCCTCGCCTTCGAGTTTTCCCTTCGAAAACGCTTTCCCGAGGGCCAGGACGATCCCAGTCATCGTCTCCTGCTTTCCACCAAGAGCCGACGTTTGGTCCGCGACCGCCTGCATCGCCCCGCCCATGGGGTCGATGCCGAAGTTTTTCAACTGAATGAACGCGGTGCTGACTTGGCCGAGCTGGTACGGAGTGTCGAGAGTGAACTTCTCGATCCAATCCGTAGCCGTCTTGCCAGCAGCAATTGACCCCATCGCAGTGGTCATCTGTACACCGAGCGTCTCGAACATTTTGCCGGTGTTGATGACTGCGGCGCCGAGGTCGATCATCTTCTTGATACCGTAAGCAATGCCGGCTGCAGCAACCGCAGCACCAAGAACAGCAAACTTCTTCCCGAGCCCGTCTATCGCGCTCCCGGCTTTCCCGCCCTCTTCTTTGAGTCCCTTGAGCTGAGCCTTGGTACTGGCTACACCTTTCGGGGTGACCTTAACGACGAGGGTTGCTACATCAACAGGCATCTATTTCACCGGCTTCGCTGGCTTCATTTCGTCGTAGGTCTTCCTGGCGATCGCGTCCATTTTTATGATCACTCGTGATTCCCATGGAGTCACTGATTCACAAGTGACCCGCATCCAGTCAAGGACTGAAGTCCATGTGATCGCGTTTGTCATGCCGTTGTTCGCTGCCATTTTGACTTCCCAATACCACTCCCACAGGTAATAGGCCCGGTCAGATACCTGATCGGACTGCAATTCATCTTTAATGTCTTCAACGCTGGAAATCCTTTTCAGAAATTGACGCCTCGTCACGCCATCCGAGCGTTCCGATTTGAGTTTGATGAATCCTCGGATGGCGCGACATAGTTCTGCCTCAACCCCCCGGGAGAAACCGACTACGGTCGTAGACCGCCTCCCCTACCTGGTCGACCATGAACTTGAATCTGAAAAACATGCTCCTGACGTTTGGCCTGCTGAACACGACCTCCTCGCCGAGGTCGAGGATTCCACGCCACCCGACAACGTCGCCGATTGCAGTCTCAAATTTAAGGTCGTCAATGTCCGACGGGGAGTTTGCCCTCCTCCCGTCCTCGGACTGGCGACGCCGGATCTTCTCCGACGCCTTGTCCCTGGCGTCCCTGTGCGCTTGGCTGTCCATCCCGACCACGGTAATGAACGCGTCGAGCATTGCCCCTGTGGTCGGGTGCCTTAGCTCAAACTCGACTCCGTCCGCTGCCTTCTTTGATGTGTCGAGACAGGCAAAATCGAAGCCCTCGATTTGTTGGTCTTTTCCCTGTTGTTTGCTCATTCAGCCCCCTACGCAGCGGTCTTGATCAGGTATACCGTGACGCCGGTGATCGGATCCTCGCCAGCTGTGAGGTTGTAACCTTCCTCGGCCTCGACGTCGGACTCGCCCTTCGGGAGGTCCAGCTCGGTCAGCTTGCAGCTCGGGAGTCCGAACGTGTACTGATTCCCGTCCGGGTCGCTGAGCGTGAACACGATGGCGATGGCGCTCTCCTCCCAAAACTTCGTGATGTGGGTGTTGTCCTTGAAGTAGAACTTAATGGTTCCGCTTATGTCGAACCCACCCCGGAACTGCTCACCGGCGACCGTAGTGCCGAGGCACTTGTCGGCCAACCCGTTGTTGTTCTCGACGGTCAACGCAAGGTTCGTCATGCAGACCGCGGAGCCGTCCTCGGTGAACGAGCCGGACAGCGCGTCGAAGGGCTCGTACACCCCGGGGGATGTGAGGCCAGACGGCGCGGTGGCGTCCTTGTCAAAATCGGCCCCGAGGAGGCCGAGGCTTACCTTGCTAATGTCGTCCGGGACGACGGTGAAGGTACCAGTCTTCGTCATCACGCCCTTGAAGAGGTGATAGATGGCTTGGTCCTTGTACCTGCCGATGACCGAGAACGATCGATCGAGCTTCTGAGTGATCGTAATCGTCGGGGTTGCGGACTCGTCGGTGAGCGTCGAACCGCTTGCCACCGTGATTACACCGGCCGCAGCAGCAGTCACCTCGAAGATGCCGTTGTTATTCGACGCCGCGAACCCGGCGACGACGACCCAGTCGCCAACCTCGACGTCTCCAAAACCGGAGCCTGAGTCTGTGATGGTCTGTGTTCCCGCAACTGCGGCGATTGTGGTCCCGGAGATGTCCGTGAATCCCTCGTTGCCGTCGGACCCGGCCTCAAGCCTGAGTTGCTGGTCGACTGTGACGGATGCACCGGCGGATTCGTCTGTGAGGGTCGTTCCGTACTCGACGGTAATCGCGCCTGCGGCTGCGGCCGAGACGTGGAAAACACCGTTGTTATTCGCCGCTGCGAACCCGGCGACAATGATCCAGTCGCCAACCTCGACATCGGTGAGACCGGACCCCGAGTCGGTGATGGTTTGAGATGAGGCGACCGCGGCCAGGGTAATCCCGGCCACCTGCGTGAATGCGGAGGACGGGAACCGGCCACCAAACAGCGCCTCCAGCCAATCGTCGAATGCGGCGAATGCAAGTTCAGAGTCGATATTCCCATCGACCCTCTTCTTCCCAAGCCGCGGAAGTGGACGCTGTCGATTGCCGAGTTTCCTGCGACTCTGCAGCGTCGTCCGCTTCGGTACCAGGCTCGACGCGTTGTGCCAGAGTTCCAGCCATGTCGGATTCGCGGGGGTGACGCCGTACGCATCCTCCTCGACGTATCCAATGTCGTGCAGTTCAAATTGAGCAATGTTTCCCATTTCGGGCCTCCTAGAGTTCCGTTGTGTGGCTGTACCAGCGCACCATCACGGGTATCTGATACCAGTCGGTTTCGGTGATGCCGGAACCCCTCGAGGGCGTTCTCAGCGTTACTGTCGTTGATTGATGAGACGGCCTGATGCCGCTCTTGAAATGGCGCATGATGCTGTCAGCTAGATGATCAGCAGCTTTCGGCCCAGACCCGGACGGCACGAAGACGTTGATGTGATAGATCCCCTGAGCCCTGGTGATCGGATTGCCGCCAAGGCTCCGTCCTTCTGAGCCGGCCGGCATGAATTTCGTTTGGAGCCACGGCTTCCCATCAGGCTTCTCAAACTGAGTATTTTCCCAATGAATGAGAACACGGGCTCCATCTACTGGAATCCCAGGCAATGACCGAAGATGACCGTCAAGTGCAGCCCCAATTTCGTGAAATGTGTTGACGCTCATGGGTTGGATTTCTTCGCGGCTTTCTTCACGATGCCTTCGAATTCGGTCAGCGTTAGCTGAACCATCCCCTCGGGCGCCTGGCCAGAATGGCCGTGCTCGAGGGCGTTGATGTAGTCGAGGTTGTTGGCGATGAAGATGCTCATCCCAGACAAAGAGTCGTAGCTTGCCAAGGTGCTGAGAGCCATCGCTACATTTGGAGCCGTTGCGAGTGTGTCAACAACGCCCTGGGGGATCACGCCTGATGCGATCAACCAGTTGCCCCGAGCCCGGCCCGTATCAACTGGCGTCTTAATGACGATCCGCATATAGAGTTCAAGGCCTACCTTCTTTATGACTTTCGTCATCACCTCAGGCACTTTGTCCTCAAACGCTTTGAGTTGAAGTTCGAAGGAGCCGCTCATCAGCGGATTACCCCTACAGTGTGGATGACGGTAGTTCCTGCTGGATTAACTGGCGAATTTCCCAAAACCGTCCACCAGTGGTCATCGAAGTGGAGTTTGTCCTGAGCCTTAGGTATCACCGCAAGCCCAGAGGCGGCAATCGTTACAGTCCTGACTAAACTGAGGTTCAGATTGGCGACCTCGTTGTCGAAAGTGTCAATCAGGGTTTTGTCAGCTTCATCTACAACCCCCTGAACCGTGTAATCAGTCGACGATTTTTCAGAAACAGCACGATTAGAAGGATCGTAGGTCTCTGAATATTCATCTGCAGGAACACTCGGATAGTGACGAAGCGTCATCGACTGCCCGAACTCGGCTATGACACCAAGAGCAGTCGTGGCGAGATCGCCGTAAAAGGTCATGTGAGAAACACTTCAACGGAGCTGCTGCTGTTGGTAACGAGTCCAGTCAGCAGTCCATCGACGTATGGATAGGTCGTGGTCGCAGCCGCGGTGTCAGTATATTCGACCTCTACAGACGCGACTTTGACCTTTTTCTGTTCGCGGCCGAGAGGACCACCGAGCGCCGCAGAAAGCCCCTGTAGTGCCAGATATGCAGTAGCACCCTTGACTTCTTGAGGTACTTCGTCGGAGTCGATCGCCCACCCATGGCGGTCGATGGCGCCGGAACGAGGCCAGCTCAATCCTTGATCATCGCTGGTCTTATATCCGATTGACCACTGATAGTGGGCTTCGAGATAGTCCGTAGCCTCGATCAACGCAGCTTGCTTCACGGCATCCGCGCCAGTCCATCCGGAGTTGGCCCGATCAGTGTGATACGTGTCAGCGTCAGCTACCGAGAGGTAGCTGTTTGCTCCGGCAACACCGGCTCCGGTTTCGACTGTGAAGGCCATTGACTATTCCGTCTGTCCGGTGAGCTTTGCCTTTGCCTTGTCGAGGTCTGTGGCCCTTTGATGAACCGAAAACCCGAAGCCTTCGGCAAGCGCCCTTAGTTCTTCAATGGTCTCTGTGGCGTCGACCTGTTCGTCGAAGTCATCCGGGAGTGGCTCCACCGGAGCCGCTTCGAGACCAAAGCCATTTTTCAGCCAAAGCTTCTCAGCTTCGCTCCCAGGCTCAACGACAACAAACTCGTTGTCCTTGTACAGCTTGATTGTTTCTGTCTTTTTCATAGTGGGTTCCTTTGAAAAACGGGGGCGGTTGTGCCACCCCCGTTTTCTTGAGCCTTTTTACTTACCCAAGAATCCGAGCCGCCAGCTCGGGATGGATCACTTTCGAGCCGACCAGGACATCGAGACTGATGGTGTCGGTTTTGGTGGATGTCGAGTAGTCGTACACTACGCGGATTGCCATTCCCCGGTCTTGCACGTACTCGGCGGCTTTCGCGCCGAGGGGCTTTTCGAGGGGAACGACGGCGAGGGCGATGGCGTTTTTGTTGAACACCATGTTCGCGGCATGGTTTCCGATGACGGTGACTGCCTCGGACCCAGTGAGCGCAACCTTGAGCCCAGGGCTGAAGGCGAGCGTCACGTCGGTTGCCGCCGATGCCTGAGTGGCTGCCGCGGTCAGAACGTAACCCTGCGTGTCTCCAGCGAAGAGGACGATGTCGCCCTCAAGGAGAGCACACTCCCCGGTTGAGGCGGCAGTGGTGCAGATCACCGACTTGAGGCCGGTCGCAACGGCGGTTGAGGCCTTGGAGATGAGCCCGGTCGTGATGGTCCCGGCGGTGTGGGTCTTGATGTTCTGGTCCATGTACCAGTCAATCCCCATCACGCGGCCCATGCTGGCCTCGCGAAGTGCGGTTCCAGCGTCCCCACGGGCGTCGGCCCGGGCGACGGCATCGACGAGGAACATGTCCGCCTTCGCGGTCGGGTCGATGACAGCAACGCGGCCCTTCATCGGGACCTTGTTGGTGTCGAGCAACTTGCCAACGCCAGCGATGTCGGCGAGCGTGTCCGGAGGGTCACCCGCGGTCCCGGCGTAGTTCGGGATCTCGATGTACTTCGAGGCAACGTAGGCGTCAATCGCCTGGGCGAGGGCAACCACAGCCGGTTCGACGAGCTGGGCCGAGAAATCCTCGACACTGAGGGCGAGTTCTTTCGATGTCACCGCGAAGGTAACGTCGAAATGCTTCTCAAGCTCAAGCGAGATCGCGGCCTCGGTCGCGTCCTGCGCGGACGTGGTCGAAGTGAACTCAGCCGCGGTGAATGAAGCCGGGCTTCGGATCGAGATTGTGTCGCCGACCTTCGCGCCGATGAATTCCTTGGCGTGGTCTCGGTGAACGAGTCCACCAAAGACGAGGTTGTTCTGGAGAATCATCAGCGCCTCTTTGCCGATGACGCTCGGGGTGAGTAGTGTATTGCTCATTTTTCAGTCCTTTCAGATTTTGCCGTCGTCCCGCGCTTTGCGGTATTCGGCCATTGACATCTTTTCCACCTGTTCAGGTGTGATTTCGCCGCCTTGGCCCGCTGGACCGCCTTTGGTAGACCCGCTACCAGATTCCCCAGATGCCGCAAATGCGGGCATGTAGGTCTCGTTCGTTTTCATTTCCGCCACGAGGTTCTTGATCGTCATCGGAGTCCCGGCCGCATCGCTGATGCGCGTTTTTCCTTTTTCGTCGATGACTCGAACAACGTAGACTCCATCCTCCTCAACGGCGCGAGCGCGGGATTTCACGTGTGGGAGCAAGAGTTCTGAGACTCCGCCCGCCTCGGCAAGCGCCCGAACGGCTTCAACGTCAATGAGCTGATGCTCAACGGTTGTGACCAGCTGCGAGACTTTCAGATCCTTGGCTTCCATCTCTTCGGAATGCTTCGTCGTGAGCTGGTCTCTGAGGGCGTCCCAATTACCCTCATCGGCGGCCTTCTTGGCGTCGGCGTCTTCGGCGTCTTTGATCAGCTTCGCGTATCGGTCGGGGTCCACCCCGGCGAACTTGTCAGCCTCAGCCTTGAGCCTCCGTCGCTCAGCCCGCTCTTTTTCGAGCGCCGATTTCAGCCCAGAAACGTCTTCAAGGTCAGCGTCGAGGTAGAACGTCCCGTCCTTCTCGATATACAGTCCCTTGAGCGCATCGTCGAGCCCATCCAGTGTGTCGAGTTTCGTTTTCAATCCCATTGGTTCCTCCGGCATCCCGCCAGGTCGTACACGCGCCGCGTGTGGTCAATAAAAAACCCGCCAGATGGCGGGTTGTGGTTACTGTAGAGCACGGTCTCATGCCGCTTCCTTCAATTCTGCAAGCGTCAACGGATTCCCGGTCTGATCAACAAGGTCAGTCAGCGAGATCACACCATCTCGCCAGAGCTGAGCTTTGCCTTTGCCCAGCATGTGATCTTGCATGGATTCCGGTTTCCCGCTGAGCCAATCGCCGAAGCTGAGATCCGCTGCGACTTGTCCGTCCATGCTCGACCTGGTCGTCTGCGGGAGTTCGTCCATGTCGATGCCGAGATCTCGCCAAGACTTGAGGAGAGGGATCTCCGTGCTCCTACAGTTGTAGTGCCGTGGGACTCCACCGTTGAAAGGCAGTGAGTTCCCACGAATCGGCTTCCCATCAAGATCCCACGCAGCTCCAGAATAGGCGATGCAGGTCTCGGTTGTTCGCCCATCAAGCGTGCTGATCTGCTGCACCCCTTTGATGACATCATCGTTGGCCTGGTACATCGCCCGGCGGGCATCGGCGGCCACTTGCTGAACACTCGTCCTCACCAGCGCGCGCGCCTGCCTGGTGCCGGTGTCCATGATCCCACCAGCGAACTCGACGTACCAGCGTTCTTTCCCCGTAATAGGGTCGATGTACTTGTGGCGGCGCCCGGTTGCTTTCCCGCGGATCCGTCGGACCATATCGTCGATGCTCTCGCCGGCGCTCATCCCAGTCCGGATTTCATCCATGAATCGGTTCGTCAGGCGCTCACCCTGGCGTTTCCACCACTCCGCTGAAGGCGCTCCCTGGATGAGTGCATCGCTCGCAATCGCACGGAGAAACTCCTCTGTAAGAATCGAATCAATGACCTCAACCCCGACAGCCCCGTTGATTGTCAGGGTGGCCCACGACGCCTCTGCCCCGGCAAGCCCCCGAAGCCCCGCAGCAAGAGAAGCCGCATTGTCCCTGTACGCTGACTTAATGGTTGCACGCACCTCGCTGAGCAACCGATCAAGGCGCTCTTTCCGGTACTTTGCCCGCAACGGAGCCGATGGGTCGATCGCCATCAGCTTCGAAACAAGATCCTCTTCAAGCATGCGGAGAATTGCCAGAATCTTGGCTCTCTCACCAGCATCGAACCTGAGGAGGTTCACACCGCGGCCCGTATAGGCATCTGCAAGATCGTCTGAGAATCCCACTAGAAGTCGGCCTCTGCGGCCATCGCCGCAACCTCAGTATCAAGATCCCATCCCTCCCCAATGAACCCGCGTGATTGCAGGCCGGTGAAGAACAGAGCCCTGGAAATGAGCCGAGCCCCGCGCATCTTGATCAGCGAATCAACTTCGGCGCTTGCGTTCGGGGCAATCCCAAAGTCCCGGTTGTATTTGAGGGTTCCGGGGTTCTTGATCCCCTTCCACTCGCCCATGATGATCAACACGTTGTTCATCGAGTCTTCAACCCCTGAGACCATCGCACCGAGGTCGGAGTTCGTTTCGTCGTTCTCGGAGATCGTCTCGGTTGCAGTCTTCTTGACCGGCTTTCTGACCAAGAGTTCCGCACCCATGACCGCCATCTCTTCTTTTAGGTCGAGAAGCTCCTGGCGACCGGACGCAATCGCCAATCCATTGGACTCAATGATTTTGACGTCGGCTTTGTCGTTTTCGGTCTTCGGTCCCGAGAATGGGCCGACCTCTACGGAGGTGAAATCCGGCCCGAAACCCTTGAAAAACGGGAAAGGCTTGCGGCCGATCGTCATGCAGTGCCGCTGCTCCGAGACGCTCTGCCAGTGTGCCAGGTTGGTATACGCAAGGTCTCTGAGTGGCGGGACGCCCTGCATTGGGCCGACCTCTTGAGTGTAGAAGGTCACCAGGGGAATTGATGTTCTTGACGTCGTGCCGGACCCCGAAACAATCCAGTCCCCATCATCGTCCTTCAGCCAGAACCTGTATTCCATGACCCCCTCGGCACCCATGAAATACTCCCGCACCCGATCAACAGACTTCTCACCGAACACCCCATCAGGAACAATCACAGAATCGAGTATCCGGATGCTCGCGAGAGTTTTCCTTCCCTGTGATGTTGTGTGAGACCACGCCACTAGGTGATCCGCCGGGACGTGGACAAGGTACGGGCGAAGCCCAATTTCGTCAGCGGCTGAAACAGCGTCACTGTACGGATGGTCAACGAACACATGACTCAGACCCATGGCCAAGGCGTCGGAAAACACCTTGCGGGAGAATGTGTCGACGCTGTTCCCCTCGAGGTCAACATCGACCAACCACTCACGAATCAATTTCGGCATGTTCTCGGAGGTCTCGACCGGCTTCCGGAAAACCTTACCGGTGAGAACCTTGATTGTTCGACCGAGGCCGTTGAAGAGTGTCGTTTTTTTCAGGCGGGTTGAGTATTGGGTCGCTGTCTCCTTGACCCACTGTGGGAGCCATCGCGTACCAGCATCCCACATCGCCGGAGTGCTCCCCAGGAGGTCGCGGACGAGCTGCCACTCATCGACCATGTTCTTGTACGCGATCGACGGGGTGTCAGGTCTTGGCTTATCGTCTACTGCCATGGGGCCTCCGCAGTGCCGACGAAATAGCGCTTCGTCATCAGCCTGTATCTCGTCGCATCGCCATCATGATCCTCAGCATCGGTGTCGACGTCTTCGAGTTTTCGTTCATCCCTTGGAAGCGTCGGTAGATTTCTGATGATGTTTCTGCAGGTTTCGAAGATGAACATTGCCGGCTCTTCAATCGGTATCGTTTTCCCAGCTTCGAGGCGGCCACGAATCAACTCCCACCCGTTGACGCGAGATCCGGGGCCCTTCGTTGAGGGGAGCCACGTAACCCCGGCCGCTGCCATCTTGTCAGCAATCGACTGGTCGTCGTCCTTGGTGTAGATCGCAGAGTCCGCAGCGCCAGGTCGAGGAAGGCCTTGGATCAACCCTGATGCAACCATCGAGGCTTCCATCTCAGTGATGCCGGCCGCGATCTTGGCCGAGGTCATCTTGAGCCCCTTGTTTGGCTCCCCGGTCGATCCATACCACTCATTGATGCAAAACAGCGTCCCCTTCGGCACGAGAATCGTCCGGCCGTCATCGGTCTTGACTGACTCGCCGTTGGATTCGGCCCACCAAAGAACAGAGAACGGCTTTGTTGAACCCCAGTCGAATGACCTATCGACATACCACGATGGCGGGATTTTGAACGGCCTGACGACGTGGCGATCGGCCTCCCAAAGGTCATCAAACATCCCGCCGCTGGTAATGTCCCAGGACCCATCGCGCCACGCTGCCCGCTTATTCGGATCCGAGATTGCGTTGAGCGTTGCGAGGTACTCGCGGTCGTTTTCGAGGAGAATTTTGTTCTCGAGAATAGACGAATGGATCCGGACCCGCTTCCGGCCAGACTCATCCGCAACAGGCACGCACACCGGAGCCGGGTCAATGAATCGGCGTTTGACTGCGTTATGACCAACGCCAAACGGATTCGCAGTCGCACGAATCTTCCTCGGCATTCCTGGGTGTGACGCTCGACAACAGCTCATCATCGATTCGTACCCTTCGAGGTTCGGCCAATTCGTAAGTTCTTCCCACCCAATCCACGGGTATCCATGGCCGTGATAGGACCAGTAATCAGTCGGGCCGTCGAAGTGCCGAAGCAATAGTTGCTCACCAGATCCGAAAGTCCATGTGAAGTCCGACTTGTTGAACTTCGCATCTGGGAAGATCCGAGGGAACCACCGGTAGGTCTTCGCCACAACGTCGTCAAGCTGCTTGTACGTCCGTCGAAAGAGGATCCCACGCCAATTCTGACCGAACCCGCGGCCGACATGTTGGGCGAAGTCCATGATGAGGGCGTCCGTCTTCCCGCCGCCTCTTGTGCCCTCAAGCAAGCACTCAAAATGCGGGCAAGAAAGAAAAAGGACTTGGCTCTCCGGCTGCGGCGCCCAAATGATGTTTTTGTCATGCACTGAGTTCTTTTTGTTTCTCGGAGACTTCGCGGGCTATCGTGTCCCACTCAGCCTCACCAGCAGATGCAGGAATCACCATCACCCCAGACACCACGGAGTGCTCGACCTCCTGTTTCGTCGTGATCGTATGGCGGGCCAAGATCTCCAGTGCCCTGACAGGGTCATGAAATTCAATCACCAGACCAGAGGGCGTCGGCTTGAGCTTCTTGATCAGTTTCGACAGCCCGAGCTTCTTCGCCTTCGCCAGAACGGCGTGCGGTTCCTGCTCTTTGTAGGCGTCGAGGAGGTCTGCAATATCGAGAGAGGCAATGTCTCGGAGCTTTTGCAGTATCCATTCGGCCGAAACGCCTCGTTTTTGGAGTGCTTCATCGATAAATGGTTTGAGCTTTGGATTGCTGAGGTTTTTCCACCCGGTCTGATTGAACGTTTTGCGGGTGCCCTTGTATCCGGCGACCACTGCGGCCTCGGTCGCGTTCAAGCAGTCAGCAAAGGCATCAATCCACCGTTCCTGAAGGAAAGTTGGGCTGTACGGCTGTTGGTCCATGATGTTTGAGCACCGAAAAACCGCCCGGAGGCGGTTATTCACAAGATCATGTTGGCACACGAAAGTGAGTAAGTCAAGGCATAGTAGCTGACCGGCTTTTTTTCATGCCGCTGAATCTTCCGCTCTCTCCGCAGCATGTCAACGCAATCAAATCCCTCGCTTTGACCTCGACACAAAAAAGCCTCATTGCTTCAATGTATATCGGATCACGATCGTGTCTTGAGACATAAGAAGACATTCTCCGCGCCTCAAACTTCCAATCTCTTGCTTTCCTTCTTGCTCTTTTCCTGGCCCATTTTCGATTCGCCCTCATGGCCGACAGCGCCTTATGACTCCACTGGCTGACCATCTCGTCAGCATCCTCCCGAGCAAGCCAAACCGCCCACCTCTCACTGATTGTGTCCTGGTGTTGGACCGACAACCGCGCGAGGCACATCCCGACATCAGCCAGCAGGCCGACCGAGGCGCTAAAATCGCTGCTTGGTACTCGTGAAGACGTTGGATCTCGACCGAGCGGCGTTGACACCGGGATATCCCGCCGGAGGGTGAAGTAGCGTTCTAGGAGGTGATTGGTGTTCATTTGGTTTTCATCGCCGCATCAATCGCCTGCTCTTTCATGGCGTCAAATTGTTCTTTGATTGTCGGGTTTTTCATCAGGCTACCTCACGGATTCCAAGCCGGCGCCCCCACTCCGTGATGAGGAGGGCATCGGCTACGGCGTGAGTGATCTTGATCTGAGGGAACAATTCCTGTGCGCGGCGCTTAGTGACGTTCTTATCGCCTTTTGTGCGGCACCCTAGGTCTCCCTGCCACTTGGACGGCGAAACGGTTTCTAGGGGCACCCCAGCGGCAACCACGGCCATTCTGAGCCCGCCGTAAGACATTCCGAACTTGAAGCTCGAAGCAACCCCTTGCCGAGGCATCGAGTGGACGTGCTCGATGAAACAGATCGAAGCCTTGCGAAACCCTCGCAATAGATCGACCACGTCCCGCTCGGTCATGTTCTTCAGCGGCTCCACTCCAGCGCCGTCTCTGCCGATCCACGCGATTGCTCCTGATTGTCCCGGGTCGATTCCGATGATCATCCTTCCTCCTCCTCACAAATCACAGTTGGTCCATCAATGACTTTTACTTCGACGGCGAACCCGCAGTGGCGACACCAGCTCAAAATCCAGGTGTTCAGCTCTCCGGAGATCGACGCCAGACGATGGCAGCTCGGGCAGACGTAGTCAGAGGTCATGCTTCGAACCTCCCAGAGTTACCCGCCGACTCGAGCGGCCGTTCTTCGGCTACGACCGCCACCACGGGCTCTGGCAGATCACGGAGAATATGGTCGATCACCCACCCGATAATGACCTCGTTTGAACACCCGATGACGAGTACTCCGGCTGGCGTCTTGCCCACGGCGGCGAGCGGATCGATGAACGGCTCAAAATCGTCGGGTCCGACGTGCTCCCGAATTTTCTCCGAGAGTGCAAACCATCTCCCCTTGAGTTTGGTCGCCTCCGATTTCGAAAGCTTGGCAATTGGTGTGTAGGTGGGGGGCGCCGACGTGGGTGACGTGCCTGAGTGCTGGGAGGCGGGGTTGTTTTTCTTTGGTTTTCCCCGGTCGCGGTACTGACCTTCGAGAACCTTCACGAACCATTCCTCGGTCATCAGCCAGTCGAGGTTCGCGCCGGTCCATGAACTCTTCCCGGCTTCGCCTCTGAGGAAAGCGGATTTTCTCGGGCTTTCGACGACGGCGAGGACGGACTCCTCCCCGTATTTTTGGATCATGCCCTCCACTTTGGCGATCCGGTTTTTTGTCCGTCTTTGCGCGTCGGGGAGACCTGTGTCTCTCGCCATCGCGCTGTAGGATTCGAAGACGTTCTTGACGACGGCGGGGGGCTTATTCCCCTTCCCTCCTCCTGTTCCTGCTTCCTCTCCTGTTCCTGTTCCTGGATAAGCCTTGTCTAGCGCGAAGGCATCCCGGAAGGCTTCCGCGTAGGCTTCGCTCAAGCCTTCCACGTAGGCTTTAAGTGCTTGAAATAATTCGTCTTTCAGGTCACAATCTGGCAACATCGCGAACGACTCGCCCCAGCTTTTCACTACATTTAAGCTCACCGGGCGATTTAATTTAACGGCGTTCGGGAGCCAAATAAGACGAGCCTCCCAGCTTATTTTGGCCATGCCCTCGCTTAAAATTTCCTTAATAGCGGAGTCGAAATCGCTTATTTCCCACCCCAAAACCTCAGATAAGGCCATCCGACCGGCCACAATCACCCCCGGGATGGGTGTTGTTTCCGGGCAGGTCAGCAGGTAGACGAAGAGCGATTGCCCGGACGGTGGCAGCGGTGAGAGCCGCGTGAATGAGCCGGATCTCCACATCCGAACCCTGACTTTTCGATAGATATCATCAAATGCCATTCGATCCCCTATCCTGCGATCCCGTCGATGACCGACGCGAGTTCTGTCTTCTGTTTGAGGACATCGTCAACCCTCTCATCGAGGTAGTGGTCTGCGACGAGGTCGGTGATAATTACGCCTCTTTTTTGGCCGAAACGATGAAGGCGATCCTCGGCCTGGAGGTTGAGGGCTTGAACCCAATTCCGATCAATCCGGAGGACGTGACACGATCGCGTGAGAGTGATCCCGATCGCGACCGCGGTGGTCATCGCGAGGCCGCGATACTCACCGGCCTGGAACCGCTCAACGATCTCGCCACGCTTCGAAGATGGAACGCCCCCATGGATCGCCTCCCACCCCTTTCGGCTCGCGATCGTCTCCACCGGGTACCGGTGGTCCGAGAGCACTACAACGGGCTCTCCCTGCGCCTCGAAGTCCTCGACGAGCGCGATGGCGGCATCTGTCTTCGCCTTCGCGAGTGCCGTCATAGCGCGGCTCAATTCGGTAAATCCGACACGGCCTGCGGCGATCTCAAGGGCCTGGGCGGTGGCGGTTTCGAGGTCGATGCCGGCAGCGGCGAGGGCTTCGATTGCGGCGTCCGCGAGCTTGCGCGCCTCGTCCCCCAGGTCGACCGGGATGGTTCTGTAGGTCTTCGGCGGGAGTTCGGGGAGAACGTCGGCTTTTCGCCGGCGTTTCGCGATGCGTTTGAGGGCCGGTATGAGCATATCTAGGTTAGGTTTCCCCCATTCCAGTCCCCAATCCCCCTCTGTGGAATTGAATGCGCGACAGAACCATGGATAGGATCCGAACTCCTTCTGAGCCCCGATGCTGGTGACCAGATTCCAGAGGTCGAGCGGGCGGTTGAGGAGCGGCGTGCCAGTGAGCCCCCAACACCTGCCGTCACGGCGGAGCACTTTCGTCCGAAGGTTCCGAAAGCGGAGCGTTTGGTAGGTCTTATTTTTGCCGAGACGATGGGCCTCATCCGCGACGAGGACCACGCCGTCCGGAGGCTGTGGCAGGGCTTTTGCCTGGCGCTGGAGTTCGTTCAGGAGGTCGCTCTTTTGCCCCTTCTTTCGGCGGGCGGTAACCTCGCGCGAACACGGGGGAAGAATCTCGTAGTTCGTGATTACGAGTTCGCCGGGCTCCGGCCATCGGAATGATCCGCCGCCGCTGAGGATGGTCGGGTGGTAATCCGGGCGCCATATTCGCGCCTCAGCGGCCCACAGACTCTTCACAACGGCCGGAGCGACCACAAGGGCGCGGCCACACTGCGGGAGCGAGCACAGGGCCTGCGGGGTCTTCCCCAGGCCTTGATCGTCAACAAGAAGCGCCTTGATCATGTGGCGCAGCCACTCGACGCCTTCGCGCTGATAGGGGCGGAGCTTAGGCATTTTGATCACCTACGCTGTATGATTTCAAAATTGTCCCGTAGTCCTGGTCTCCAACCGTGTGACCAGGAACCCATACTCGGACCTTGTGTTTTCCAAATAGGCCCGCGCCCTTGGTGTAGTCCGCAAAGTGTCCTCGCCGGACGTGCAGAGCTACCCCGTGTTCCGGGTCTTCATTTAGTTTTGACTTGGTTCGGAATGGCGGCGGGTTGATTTTAAGTTCTCGGTAGACAACTCGGGACGGGTCTTTGCGTTTCTTTGGTGCCCGTGTTGATGGGTGGGTTTCTACTAGTTCGACGTTTGAGCAAGAGATAACCCTCCATGTGAAACATACGAGCTTTGCGGCATTATCAACGGCACCCAGTGTTATTTCTTTACTGGTGTTTCCACCTGCCTCCTCGACATACATCAATTCAATGGATTCTGTTATTCCATTATTACAAAGATTAAAGTCAACCCTAGCCAAACCACAGACCGTCAATGGGTATTTACGTGTTCGATCAGCAGCTGCAGCAATCACATAAAAAAAACCAAAATCATCACCCGAAATAGTGTATACAGCACAAAAACCATTCTGTCGGCCGTGCTCTTTTGTTTCAAAATCAATTTCGAACTCATGCCAGCACAACTTGAACGGCGGCTTAACTCCAGAACCACACCATTGGGAGTCTGGAACACGAAACCATGGCCTCTTAATGGTTGGTAGATGAATTGGGGCTATGCCTGATTCTTGAATATCATAACAACGTGGACGCTTCTCTGGTATTAGCTTCCCGGTTTCGTTAGTAAAGTCTGGCTCCATTACCCCATGGTTCCTAGCGCGACTCAAAAGAGGCCAACTAAGAGACATTACACCACCCCAAACTCATCCCGCACCTCCCGGCGTCTCATTCCACTCTCGACCATCAAGGAGGCGTCCGGCGGCTTTCTTGCCGACACACCACGGTGTCGGATCATCCCCGTCCCAGCACTCAGTTCCGTGATCGTGATCCCATGCACGGAAAATATCAGCAGGCATCTGGCTCGGAGCGCAAAATGCGCCCCACTGCTTGAAGAAAAACGGAACTCCAGCCTCCTGGCACTGATCCCCAATCGACCGCGCCCACCCAGGGTGCATCGGTCGGGCCTTGGGGCCGGACTCTCCGCCGACGATGACCCAGTGAACCCTGCATGATGGATCTGGTGTATCGAGCGAATTTATCGACCAGTCGTCCTGCCATGCCATCTCTCTCAGATTGACCGCCCCCAACAAAGGCTCACAACTCACAAACCGCACCGCCGCCGGGCAGTTGAGCAGGTACGGTACCCGCTCATCAGCCGCCGCCTGGTCCTCAACCGAAACGCCGAGCCAGACGTTTACCAACCCAGAGCAACCGAGGTGCCCAACACCCAAAGACCACCCAGACTCAGGGTCGTCCGCATTTGCGGCCATGAAAACTCGCCCACCTTCACGGTTGTCGAATCGCAACCTTTGTACGATCGACGCCATCCGCTCCGGCCGTTTGGTTAGAATCTGAAACGTATGCTGGGGGCACTTCCGCATCACATTCCAAACAGCCGTGATGAAATCATCCGGCACATCCTCATGGAAGAGATCCGACATCGAATTCACGAAATACATCGTCGGCTTCCGTCGCTTGAGCGGTTCGGCAAGCTTCTCCGGCAGGCACTTCACCGAGAGCCAGCGTGGCCCACTCTGCCCGAACTCAGCCACCCCCTGGTACTGAGGTGTCGCTGGATTCGAAGCCATCCGGGCGGCCATACGCAATGCGTAGCAGTTGGCGCAGCCGGCCGAAACCTTGCTGCAGCCGATGACTGGATTCCATGTCTTCTCGGTCCATTCGATTTTCGTGTCGCTCATCGCCCCACCCTCACAACGGATATCTGGGCGACGGCCGGGCGGTAACCACGGCGACGGAACCGTTGATAGGCCCCGGCCTCATACCGCCTGTTTAGGGCGTTGATGAGACAGCCCTTCGTGAGTTCGCCTGACCCGGGCCAAATGCGGCCGGACGGATGAACCAGCACCCACCATTCATTCGATTTCAGGTCTGCCATGACTACTCCCTAACCTCTGCCCGACCGCCTTCGAGCCACAGGACCGAGTCGGCCTGTCCCCAAACCTCGGGCTGTTGAGCAATGAAAATCACCTGGTGGGCGCCGGCAAGTTCGCGCGCCTTCCGCAGCATCAGGACGTATCGGTCCGCGTTGTCCGGATCCAGGGCGCCGGCCGTCTCATCGCGGAAGAGCGTTTCAAACCGGTGATCTGAGTGCTTCGCGACGTAGATTGCCAACGCGAGCGAGATGGCCTCGGAGATGATGGTCTTCTCTCCGCCGGAAAGGGAATCGACAGACCCCTCACGGCCGCGTTCGTGGTCGAGGACCTCAACGTCAAAGACCTCCTTCATTCCGCCGGCGCGTGTCGGCACCTGCGTGACGAACGTGACCTGGAACCTCTCGCCGAAACAGGCGTGAAGAAGGTCATTCGTCAGGCGTGAGAGGTCAGGGCCCGCGGCATCGATCTCGAGGGCCTGGATCCCGTCGCGACCGAAGGCGCGCTCGAGAAGTTTCCAATCGGCCAGGCTGTTGCCGTATTTCCGGGCTTTGGCACCGTGCTCCTCGATGGTTGCATCGAGATGCTCGCGACGCTTGGCGACCTCCTCAGCCTTGGCGATGGCACGGATGACGTCGGAGAGGGCGGTCGCGTCGTTTTCAGTCTTAGTTTTGAGGATCTGGCCTTCTGCGGTGATCGCTTCGAGAGTCTTGCGAGAGTCGCCAGCAAATTCGATCTTCGTTTGGAATTCGTGAATTTTTTGTCGAACACCGGCGAGTTCTTCGTTCGTTTCGTGGTCCCGTTTGTCGATCTCGGCCACACGCTCGAAGTGCTCCTCTTGCGCCTTGGTTAGGGCGATTTGCGCGTCCCCTATACGCTCGATTGCCAGACGGGCAGGTGCGGCGAGAGCCGCCAGGGACGCCGTGTAGTCGAGCTTGGTTCGTGCAGTATTGATCGCGCCGGCGGCCTCCTGGACGGCGATCTCGGCCTCCTGAACGCCCCACTCCATGGTCTGTCCCTCGACTTGAGAGTCAAGCTCCGCGATCTGCTTCAACAGATCGGGGATCTGCCCCTCCGCTTGTTTCGCGTCGACGAGGAATCGGCAGCCGGCGAACTCGGACGCTCCGGAGCACGGGACGGTCGGCAAAATATCGGTAGCTTTTTCGAGGGCAGCCAGCCGATCACGGAGCCGTTGAAGCTGAGCCTGGCGTTCCTTGTCCGCCCGTTCCTTTTCCTGCCGTTCGCGAAGCAGTTCGTTCGCTTCGTCGCGTTTCGCGTGGAGAACCTGCTCCTCTTCGCGGAGACCCTCGAGGGATTTCCCCGCCTCTTCATATTCGGGCAACCTGGAGGCCTCCGCCTCGGCGGCGAAACTGGCGTTTTTGAGGGTCTTCTCGGCTTCGTGGAGCTTCGACTCCGCCTTCGTCCTCTGATTGGGAATCTCATTGATGGTCAAGACCACCTTTTTCTTCTTCTCGTCGAGGGATTCAAGCTCCTTGGAGATGCCTGCGAGCGCGTCAAGCTCGGCCTTGATCCGGCCGTGCTTCTCTCGGAACTCTTCAAGCGCCTCGCGGTCCTCGGCAATCCGCACCTCGAGTCGCTCCTTCTGGGTTCGCAGGTCATCGGCGTCGGTGTCCTCGAACTTCAGGCGGTCGAGTTCTTCCATGGCCGCGTCCACCCGGGCTTGTGCCGCGGTGATCTCGACCTCGAGGGCCTTTGCGCTTTCACGGGCAGCCGTGGCAATGTCCTGGAGGCCCCCAGTGTCCAAAATTTCCGCTAACAAATCTTTCCGATCGGCCTTCGACAGAGAGAGGAACTCGCCGCGGCGGTTCTGACAGGAGAGCGCGGCCGAAAGCATCAGCCGGGGGGACCCGAACCGCTCGACAATGGCATCCCGGTAGCTGCCGACCTTGCCGTCGGTGATGGGTTCCGAGCCGTCGCCATTGAAGAGGAAAGCCTCAGTCTTCGGCGTCTTGAGAACGGCATCAACGGCGACAACCGCCCGGAGGGGCGCGCCGTTATGAAGTTCCAGTTCAATCCGGGCGTCCTTGCCGTGGCAGACTTGGTGAAGCGGCCCCGGACGGGTTGGATACTCCAGATGAAGTCCGGCAAACGCTGCTTCGAGACAAGTAGTCTTCCCGGCGCCGTTCTTGCCAGCTAGGGCAACGAGCCCCGGGCCGAGACTGTCGAAATCAAGGACAACCTCGTCGTCGAATCGAGTGATCCCCTTCATTGTGATCTTGTTGACTCTCATGCGATTCTCCTCCCGTGTCAGGTGCTTTTGCGGTATTGGTCGGCGTTGGGGCAGGTGTCGAAGTGGCAGGTGTGAGCGGTAAACTCCTCATTGTTTCTCACCACCACGGCGAGCTGGTCGCGGAAGACGATGACCGGCTTTTCCATTGGCTCTCGCCAGAACTCGCCAGGCACCTGAAAGGCGCAGATGTGCGGTTCGATGTTGACGGGCATCAGGCTGCCCTTGACCGTCTTCACCCACATGATCCGGGCGCCGCAGCTCCGACACTTGCCTCTCTTCGGTTTGGCCATCAGATTGCGGCCGTGTCCTGCTGTTCCGGCTCGTCACCGAAGGGCAGACGGGGGGATGCTCCGTGATCGTCGATTTCGTCCAATTGGAGCTTGATTTGCATTTTGATCTCTTTGATTTTGTCCCCGTACGCCCTCATCGTCTCGGCCTTGTCGGCTTCGACCGCGATGAGCAGGCGGTTCAGGCGGACGATCTCCCGATGTTCGGCGGCCGTGGCGGAGATGGCTGTGATGTTGTCGAGATGGCTGATCAAGGGGTCGAGATGTTCGGGGTCTAGGTTGATAACGTTTTCGCTCATTCTCTCCTCCTAAATAGCTTCTTGGAGTTCGCCGAGCTTCTCGACGGCACTCTCAGGGATTGATGTGTCAGTGGCCTGGCCCCAGGCGGCGAGCTTCTCAGCGAGGGTTTTCGCTTCGGCGACCTCGGCGGCCCGGACGCGCTCAGTGCGCTCGATTTCTGGCACGATCTTCAGTGTGTGGGCGGATGCGTAGATATCCTCGATCGTCGCGTGGTCGAAGAGGTGGGCCTCTTCTGCGGTGCATCGGTAACGGAATCGGACGTTATAATCCCCAAGATCCACACAAGGGGGAGCAGGACACTTTATGGGTGAGATGTCGCCCGTGTGTTCTTGGTCGATAGACGCTTCAACCGTGATCCACGTTCGGGTCGGGACCGGCACAAACTCCCAAGATGCGGCCTCGTCGGCGATATCGACTATGGCGACCCGCTTTTCTTCGCCTTGCTCGCCGAAGTCGTGAATAGTGAGCGATCCGATGTAATGGGTCTGTTCGTTCATCGACTGCGGCTTGTGTATGTGCCCCAACCCAACAAACGCGGCGCCGGTCTCTTCGAGCACAGGAAGTGCGGCCTCGACACATTTCCCAATCAGAGGCTGACCGGTGGACATCTCAGCACCGGAAACGGTCAGATGCCCGGCGATCAGCAGAGGCCGGCTGAGGTCATCACGAGTCGCCGCCGTGAGACGGATTAGGTCGTTCAGCGCCGCGGATCCAGATTGGTCTCCCTGCTCCCCAGTAATTCCAAGGGCGGCGATCCACGCCTTCTCCGGCCACGGCAGGAACATGACATCGACGTTGCCAACCTGCTGGACCATCGGCTGTTGGTAGACAGTTGCGTTCGGGTAGCCCTCGAAAATCCGCAAATCATCCTTCGCATCGTGGTTGCCGCGGACGACGTGAACTGGAAGAGCCTCCAGGCTCCTCAACCACTCCCCGAAGACGAGCCGCTCGTGTGGGTTGCTGGACTTCTCAAACACGTCGCCGACCTGGATCACGGCATCGACTTCTAGGTCGTAAGCAAGGCCTGTGACGAAGTTGAGACAGTGCTCAACGTCATCCAGGTGGTCGCCCTCGCGAATATGCAGATCTCCAACAAAGAGAATCCTGGTCATGCTGCACCTCCAACGTGTTTCCAGCACTTGTGATTGACGATTCGCCAGACGTGGGATGGATGGATGCCAAACTCCTCAGAAATCTCCGGTCGTGCAGCCCCGGATGCGTGTCGACGCCGAATTTCGATAACTTTGGCCTCTGTGAGTTTGGCGTCCCGGTGGTCTTCCCCACGAACAAGCCTCTCCGGGTGGAGCCGCGAACCATTGCGGTCGCCTCGAGCTGCCCGTTCCGGATGAAGTCGAAGACCTGATCGGTCGCCAGTGGCGGTTCTGCCTTTCGCGTCTCTGTCGGCAATGTTCTCCGCCTGGGTGCCGGCACGCAGGTGGTCAGGGTTTACGCACTTCGGGTTGTCACAGCTGTGGAGGAGGATTAATTTATCGGGGATCCGGCCATGCTCGATCACGTAGGACACCCTATGGGCGCCATAGCTTTCACCTTGGACCTTGAAACAGCCGTACCCGTTTACAAAACATCCAGCCGCCCAAATCCAGCAGCCTGGCCCCTTCTTAACCTTTGCGAAGAAACGATCTTCTTCTTCCTGTGTTGGTTTGGGGACAATCCTGAGCGTGCCTCCTCTCACGACGCGCCGCCCTTGAGGTCGTTCACGATCGAGTGATAGACGGCCTCGATGTCTCCGATCGAAACCGCCAACCAATCGATTCCAGACGCGTGCTTCCGGAAGACCGCCTCGGCTCGATCTGGGAAAACCTCGATCGCGCGCTTGGCCATCACATCGATCCAGTTGAGCTTCTCGTAGCGAGCCGCATCAGAGGTTGGGCAGCTGCTGATCACGTCATCCGGGATCGGCAAAGGATGCTCGTCGGCTCCTGAAACGTCCGCGAACGGGTCGAGAGCCTCGGTAGGCTCAGCAGCCTCGGCGAAGCCGTTGGTGACGTCGACGGGTTCGTCGGCCGGCTCGACGTCGATAATTTCTCCCTGAGCAAGCTGCGGTGCGACGGGCTGAGCTGCACCCCCACCGCCGTAGAGGGCGGACTGCGCGCCAAGCCGCTGGGCAACCAGTATCCGTTTGATCTCCGGGTCCGAGGTGTCGTAGTCGGCGACCAGCGTCGGCACCACCCAGGGGCGGCAGATCTTCTCTTTCGTGGTCCCCTGTTTGATTGCGAGAGCCTCACGAAGGGCACGGAGCTTCGCCTTCGTCTCGGCAAAGGAGATGATGTGCAGCCGCTCCTGCCTGATCTGTCCCATCGGGTCACGGCTTTGCCTTTCGGCTGACTGGATGATTGACGCAAGCTCCTTGCCCCAACTGTCCGGGTCGTCCGCATCGCCTCGGAGGTCAATCTCCTTCTCACCCGAGATTACCCTCTCGCGACCGTTGAAATCCTGGATCGTCCCAACGGCCCGATACTTGACGCGGCGAGGATCGTTCCAGTTATCGACCTGGCCGGACCGCTCGGGGATCCAACTCACGTTCGCCGCCGCTGCGATGCGGTTGAGGGCGTTCTTGGTCAGGGCGAATTTTCCACTTGAGATCGCGTAGATGTCGTCTTCCGGATCGACAACCACTACCTGCACCGAGATGCGGGTCATCGGTGGCAATTGGTCGATGGCGCATACCGGGGTCACGAGGTTGTATTTCTGGGGTGTGAACTCGGCGAGCATCGCCGCGACAGGGTTGTTCTGCACCACCGCCGGCAAATGCTCAACATGACGCGCAAGATTGCTTCCAGACATGGTCTACTCCTTCTCCGCCTCGAGGCGGCGATCGGTTGCGGCCTTGGCGTGGTCATACATGGCCATGGCCAGCTCTACGGACGAGGCGCGGACGGAGATCGTGAACCCCCGCGAGTTTCGCTCGATCTTCACGCTCTGGATGTTTTCGCCTGTGATGATGTGTTCGTCCATGGTCTACTCCTTCTCCAGTCGAGCCCGCTCCCTGGCGGCCCCAACTCCAGTACCGAGCCGAGAATCAAGAGCCGCAATCCGCTCCGCTGGACTCATCTGATTGGTGAGAGACTTGCGCTGAATCGCTTCCTTGCGACGCAGGTCTCGGCGGTCATCCCGCTTCACTGACATATGGTTTCTCCTTTTTGATTGGATAGTGCTGGTCTCTCCCAACTGTCACGCCTGGTCCGGCCCGCAGGGCGTACGTGCGGAACCGAGATCGCCTGGCGGCGTCCCCAGATGCCAACACCGGCCACGCACTGACCGGCGATACTTGGATTGGTGGAGGTGAGGGGAGTCGAACCCCTGTCCGAGGCAACACCTTGACGAGCTTCTCCGTGCGCATCTCGATGATTTCTCTCGCTGGAATCCCGAGCATCGAGCACCCTGGAAGCCGGCCAGTTGGCACAAAGCCTTTGGCCCTGGCGTACCAACGACGACCAAGATCCGCATGTCACGAAACGTCCGAGATCCCGCGCCCGTGACAAAGGCAGTCGGGTCTCGGGGCGGCCTAAGCCGCCATTTTCAGTTGAGGTTCTGCAACTGTGATTTTTCGCCTGAAACCGCCGACGAACGCGGGCACGCTTCTCAGTCTCGGTAGGTCCCCCGTCGAAGCCGGTACACCCCCAAATAGTTGCCCCGTCTACTCCGGGGCCACGAGTCGGGTCGTGAGATAGCGCATCAGCTCCACCCAAAGCCGCCGATGGCAAACCCACGGATACGCCGCCTGGCTGGGACCGTGGAACCCTGCATTCAAATTGAGCGGTGGCGGTGTGGTATCCGCACTTGCCGCGGTGATCAGTCGCGAAACGTGTACCGCTCGAAATCATCATCCAAACAACCCGACCGGCATCGGAGCCTCGACCTCCGACAGCAGCGCCGCAGCCTTTCGCCACTCATGAGCCCGGGGGGCCGCCTTGTCCTTGAGAACATCCACAGCCAGCTCCCTGGCCGAGTCAAGCGCCGCATCCCGTGTCTCGTACCCCTGACGGGTCACACTCGCCGGGCTGACAAACCCTAGATACCTGCCGACCACAACCCGCAGCGAGAACCTCCACTGGCCCTCAAACTCAAACAGCCCCACCAGAACCCGCCCAGCAGACGAATCAACCACCATCACAAACTCGCCATCCGAAAGCACGCCGTGGGCATTGACGGTTGTCATCCCGCCTCCCCACACCAAGGACATCGCCCACGCGGTACCCGCTCAACACCAAGAAAGGTGAGGAGCCGATTGGTAAGAGACAGAGCGGCCCCAGGCAAGCCGCGTCTGTCCTGTGGTGGTAGGTTGTCATGGTCGTTTATAAGAAATATGGAGGGGTGTTTGGAGGGAGAGCCGCCGGCCATTTGCTCACGCGCCGAGTCCTGGTCGTCAAGCGAAATCCGCAGCCCAGGTCGAACGCCTACCGCTGGTTGTGTGCCGTCTGTGACGGCGTCAGGTATGCGCGGTGACGTGGATTCGAGTGACCCGAGAGTGGCGGCCGGTTCGCCCTGCTCGGATCGTTTCAAGTTTATTTTCGTCGGCATGCTTGCGAGCATGTCTCCGGCTGGTACAAAAAGCCTGACCATCAGATCAAGGCGGTGATTCTCTGTGTCTGCGATCAAGCGCTGGCGCTCGATCATCTTCGACGTGATCCGCTTCTGACCGTTGGTCATGCCGACGCCGCTCATCGCCAGTCCTGCTTTCTATCGACCAAAACGCCCCAACTACCGGTGGTCTCCCGCAGAATCTCAGCCTGCTCAGGGCTGACAACCACATAGGCGGCAATCGGGGCGATATCCCGTTGGTTGGTGACGAGGAGGATTGAGACCTCTTCGAGCTTGAGGCCGAGGTCCGCGGCCTGTGGCGTCACGACATTCGAGACGGCCAGCCAGACCACAAGGATCCCGATGATTACGGCGCCGGCGATGCAGGCATCGACAACACGACCCACGCCGGGCTTGGAAAACCCGGCAACAGACACCTCGGCCGGGGCGAGTTGTATGGAGGACCCCAGAGGGGCACAGCGGTCTGCTCGCTGCGATTTCATGACACCACCAATCCAATGAAATGCCGATCCAGATCCGGGCGGTAGTAGCGGACCGGGAAGTTGCTGGATTGACGGATTTTCCCAGCCTTCGCCAATTTCCGAAGGGTCTCTCTATGAACGCTGAATCCCTTGGCCGCTTCCTCAGCCGTCGGCCAATCAGTCGCCGGGTCGATCGCCGCGATTCGGCGTTCAAGAGACTCTAGTCGCTGGAGGACTTGCGCGGCTGTGGCGTCGGTCATTTGGCCTCCAGGATTGCGGGGTTGAGGTCCTTGACTCTCTTCATGAGAACCTTGTGACGATCAAGGAGGTCCCACTTTTCGGCGGCCGTCAGCGTTCCGTCTTCAAGCGCTTCGGAAAGAGTTGCTTCAAAGTCCCCAAAAATCCGGAGAACGCCGCCGTTGGTTTCACATACCGACCGCGGGTTGGCCTGGTCGTGGTCGCAGATCATCGCCAGTACATCAACCACCGACGCCACCGCCTCGGGCGCAACCGTTGCGAGATAGACGAGATCCTCAATGGGGAGGCTCTTCTCACCCGCAAGCTGAGCCCGGCGATACCGAGGGGTGCGATCGCCGGATACCGCAGCGGCTGAGCCGTAGAGCCGGTCATGGAGCCGTTCCAGGATGACGGCCGCGACTTCAATGGCCTGCTGTGATTCGTCGGCTAGGTCGGCCCGGCGATCAGCAAGGCGTTCGGCTATCAGGGCCGCGGCGGGTGTTACCGGGACTGTCACCTGTGAGGCTCGGGTGCGATGTTGTAAGCGTGTCATTTCGACTCCGCCTCATCGCCAAATGCTGGATGCAGCCGGTTCCAATCGGCGGTGCGCTTCCGGTCTCGGGCTTCTCTGCGGAGTTTTCGAAGCGCCCTAAATCTGACAATCGCCGGAGCCGACTCGATTGCCCAGGTGATCCCAAGGACAGCAACGGCAAGAACGGCAAGTTGAAAAACGAACAAGAGATCGAGTGCGCCCATTCGTCAGCTCGCTTTCTGGTGGGGTTCGCCGAAGAGGTCTTCGTAGGTGACGTCTGGGTCGTGCTTGCGGCAGAAGGTGAGGATGGCGTCTATGGATTCCTTGCTGGGATTGTTTTTCCCGGAAAGAATCCAAGAGACACCAGCCGCAGAGATCCCAACACCCTCAGCCAATTCGCGTTGGCTGATTTGGTTGGTTTCGATGAAGGATTTCAAGTCAGTCATAGTCAACTCCTGATTAACAAGATAATTCATGATTAATCAAAATGCAACCCCCATTTCAAAGAAAGTTAATCTTGGATTAATGAATGGCCGTCGGGAGATGATTGCCGAACGCCTATCTGAGGCAATTAAAGGACATGGCGACAAAGCCATGCTCGCGGATGCAACAGGTGTTTCCAGGGCCGCGGTCTCAAGGTGGGCGAGCGGTCTTGGAATAGAGGGCTGGCATCGTCTCCGCGAGATTTGCGAGGCCCTAGGTCTTTCTGCCGACTACATCCTCGGCCTCTCCGACATTCCAGACCTTCCAACCTTCACCATCCCCGACCCCGACGGCTTCGCCCGCCAATACAAATCGGTCCCGATCCTTGAATCAGAGGTTTGCGCCGGCCCCGGCGCCGAAATGACGGAAGAACCGGATGGCTTCCACGCGATGCAGGAAGACTGGCTTCTCGGAAACATTCAGGGCAGAGCGGCCAGGGTCCGGGTGTCTCGAGCCCACCACCTAGGGGAATCGATGGCGAACACAATTCTCCCGGGGGCCGTCCTCACCGTTGACATGAGGCAGATCCACGCCGAAGAAATCGAGCCCTACACCGGGATCTACCTCATCAGAGACGGGGACAACGGCGTCATGGTGAAGCGGGTCGTTCCAGACTTCTCACGCAAAGTGCTGATCTGCATTTCAGACAACCAGGCCTTCCCAAAGTTCGAAATCGATCCGAAAGATGGCGGGAGCGTGATTGGTAAAGTGCTACGGTGGGAACAGGGAGAGACGAAGAACAGCGTTTAACCAAGTCGCAGATTTGAAATAAAGGGAATGTCATGAAAAAGATCATCATCGCCGCAGCTATCTTCCTTCTGTTCTGCCTCGGTGGAGCCTTCTGGGTCGTTTCAAATGCGAGATCATCAACAGATGATATGAAAAAGTCTCAGCTAATGACAGTCAAAGAAGCAGGAGACTTCATCTTCAAAATGAACGCCGAAAAGGTGGCAAAGACAAAGGACGGAGAGTTGGTTGTCAATCCAGCCGCATGGGGGATGGCGACCTTTGACCAGAAAAAGATAATCACCTATGCAGCGGCTGTTCGGTCATCGAATGGAACAGATCCGCTGTGGTTCAGAATGAAGGTGACCGATTCAATGGACGGGCAGGAACTCGCCAGTTGGGGCATTTCCGGATTCAAACTGAACACAAAATGAAACAGATTGTCATTCTCGCCAGCGTAATGCTTTGTTTCGGATGCGCCTCCGAAGCAATCATCCCAATGACCGGCGTCGAATACTCCCCCAGAAAACCGTACTGCAAATATGAGACCTTTGGAGACGAGGACGACATTGAACGAGACTTTGACGTCACATGCATCATTGATGCAAAAACCGGAACAACAGCATTCCACAAACACAGCATTGAAGCGGCTCTCGAACATATTTGGAATGACATCTGCGAGTGTGGAGGAGATGCAATCATCGTGATCGGCGCCGAAAAGGACGGTGCAATGTCGAACTTTGGAGCCGGCTGGGGAAAAGGGAAAATTAAGGTCAAGGTAATCAAGTACACGGACGAAGAGCCAAAATGAAAAAGCCACCCAAGATCCCCCAGCACAAACGAAAGAACTTCGATATCGGGATCCGCCTCGAGGCCCCTGATGAGCCCGGTGGTCTGATGAAACTCAGGTTCAACACTCCGGAAGAAACAAGGCCGAAAGCGAAGGTATTGGAGTTTGAACGTGATGAGCCCGAAGAAAAACCCGAGAGGTAGAATCGCCGCCGGCGTCAACTGGAACGAAGAACGCCAGGCGTACTACCTCCGCTTCCGGGCGACCGTCTACCAGGACCAGGTCGACGGCAGGCTCAAGCCGGCACGTCGAACGATCCACTCGAGGCGGAACATCAACCGCCGCAGCCTGACCCCGGATGACTGGGACGCCAGCCTCTCCGAAGCCCGCGATCTCCGGCAGGTCGTCGAACTCGAAATGCTCGAGAGGGCGAAAGCTGACAGGGGGGAAGTCCTCCGGCCGAAGACCTTCGGCGAGCTGGCCGACGCCTATGAAAAGGACGCGATCGATCGAGGAACCAGGTGGGACAAGGAAAAGTCGCGGTGGAAGGTCTTGGTCGAGGAGTTTGGGCGCCACACCCCCGCTGAGAGCATCACTCCGGCCCAGGTTCTGGAATGGCGCCCGGACTTCAGGGCCCGACGAAAACTGTCAGCACGATCCGTCAACGCCTATGTCACCCTACTGAAAACGGTTTTCAACCTTGCGGTCAGGTCCGGCCTGGTCAAGGCCAACCCGGCTCACCACCTCCGGCCCTACGAAGAGGCCCGGACCGATGTTGAATGGCTCACCCATGACCAGCTCCACGCCATCTTCGTGGCCGGCGCCGAGCTGCAGGAGCAGTGGGGAGCCGTTGCCAGCCGGGAACAGGCACAGCGGCGCCTCGTCCCGATCGGCGACCTGGTCGTTGCCTTGTACTTCACTGCGGCTAGAACCTCCAACGTCTTGCAGATGCACTGGGACAGACACGTCGACTTCGGCGCCGGGGTCGTTGTGTGGCGGCCGGAAGAGGTCAAGAACCGCCGGCGGGTTGTGGTCCCGATGCCTGCTCGACTCCGTCAAATGCTTGAAGGTAGGCAGAAATGGGCCGATGGCCTGGTCTTTCCGAACCCGCTCACCGGTGAGTCGTTCAAAAACATCCGATGGGCGTGGCTCGACACCATCGCCAAGGCCAATGAGGCCCTCTCAGCGTCCGAACAGATCCCGGAGAAGTTCAAGATCTACAACCTCCGGCATACCCGAGCGACCCACCTCCTGAGCGCCACCGGAAATTTCAAAGCCGTCGCCGATCTCCTGGGAGACACCGTCAAGATGGTCGAGGACCGCTATGCCGGTCGAGACGTCCCTGGGCTACGCCAGGCCCTGGACCTCGCAGCAACCGGAGCCCTCTCAGAAATCGACTGTGTCAACGGTGTGTCAAAACAGGTTGGGATAGGACTGGATCAGGGCCAGTCTGAGCCAAACTAAAAAACGCCTAACCAATTGAGTCTTCTGGAACTTCTTGAAAAACAAGGCCTTTACGAAAGTCGAATATTCGGCCTTTCACGCCGGCAACGCGGGTTCGATTCCCGCTGGGGTCACCAT